GTTTGAAGGTCACGCATAAAATGTAGGTCCCTCAATTACTGTATGCCACGCCAGCCATGCCGCTCATGACACGGAGAACGTTGTAATTGACAGCGTACACACGGACCTTGGCGGTGTTGGTTCCGGAAACGGTTCCGGAGGAAAGCACGAGCTGCATCACTGCATTATCAATGCGAGAGAAATTGCACGACCCACTTGGTTGATGTTCTTCCGGGCGCAGGGCAAAAGAGTACACGTTGATACCGCAGTCAGGAGCACGGGTGTGGTGCTGGAAGGGCTGAACGGTGTCGAAGTAAGAACCCTCACGCTCAGAGAAGCGGTCCTGTCCGTTGAGCTGCAACTTGGCAGTGACAACGGGGTTCTCGCCCCAGCAGTGCATGTCAAGGGCAGTCTCAGCAAGCACGAAGGTGCCGGCATCAGTGAGGGAAGCACCATCACCAGCATTGCCGGATGCCGCGTCCTGGATACCATCCAGCTGGAACACACCGCTCGCGTTAATCACGGCGGCGGTAGAGGCAGCATTACCGAAGGCGATGGTGGCGTTGGGGAGGGCATCAATGGCATCAGTGTAGTTGAAGGGCTGGGCACCAAGAGTCTTGAACAGAGTGGAAGAGCTAATGAGGGAAGAGCAGTAGTCCACGTTGGCATCGGGCTGAACAACCCAGATGAGCTCCTTGCAAGGGTGGTTGAAGTTCAACTTGATCTTGTTGGAGGAAGAACCGACAGACTCGTCACCAGTGAACTGCACCTGCTCAATGAGGTACTCATGGGGGTTCTGAGCCATCTTGCGGCGCTCATCGGTATCGAGGAAGATGTAATCAACGTACAGAGAGGCAGCAACAAGGGACTGCTGGTAAGCCTGGGACACCTGCGCGGTTCCAGAGCCGGCAGCCAAGGTGGAGACAGCCCACAAGCACTCACCAATGGGGCGGAAATCAATGTTGATCTTCACCTCGTGGTACTGAAGGGCAATCAGGGGGAGGGCAAGTCCGGGGTTACGGCAAAACCAGAACTGCAGAGGCACGTAAAGGGTGGTCTCAGGCAGGGCGTTGCGGGGAGCACACACCTGGTTGGGGGCAGAGGAGGAGGCGCAAGGACCAGACACACCGGCGAAGGCGGGGTCGGTGATGTAGGTAAGCTGGGTGGTGTTACCAATCATCTTGAAGTAACCCGCCTGCTGCTCCTTGGAGAGGGTCAGCTGGTTCCAGATGTGCATCCAGTCACCATACTGACGGTCAATGCGCTGACCACCAATCTCAACCTCAACCTGGGCAATCAACTGCTCACCGATGAAATCTAACCAACGAGCATAGACGGCAGAACCCATGGTCTGGTTGATCTCGGGGAGGGTCACCTGGAGGTAGGTGCGGTAGGCAAGATCACCATTGCGGCTGATAGTGCAGGTCACACGGCGTCCGAAATCAGCCTGACCAGAGAAGGTCTGCTCAATGGACTCCATAGCGAAGTTGGTATGGCGTCTGTACGACACCTTCCAGAAAGTAATCTCGGGGGTTCCGGTAAGGAACACGTCTTGTGCGCCGTAGGCGACTAATTGCATCAAACCACCAGCCATTGTATGGAATTATATACTGTGTAAAGAAAAAAATTTGGAGAATTAACATAAATAGCACAATTAAATAATTAATTCGGCTAAACTGTTTTACATAATATTTGATTCGTACACAGGCATTGCAACCAACCCTACTAAATTGTGTTACAATTATCACATTGTAAGTAATAATTGTAATTTGGTGAACTATTCCTAAATAAAGAAGGTTACAAATATATTACGTGAAGGAATGTGTCAAGTAATATATACGACCGAGAATTTGAACAATCTTGTAAAATTCACTACATAATGCATTGCGATTATAATATGAATTTATCGGCATTATAATTAGATAGCAAGAAAGTTTCTAAATAATTCTCTTGGAATACTTCTTGTCGGTTCTCGTGTTTCTTTGTAAAAATATAGGTATCATTTGATTTTTTCACGGTCCATCCTTGTTCCAGGGCATTTGCTAAAAAGATTAATTTCTGAAAAACCGATTTGTCCACCTTTATGTTATTGGGTGTGTCTGCAACCAAATGGTTCTGTTTGTTATTCATATATAGATATAGAATTGCACATACAACAAATCGCATACAAATACGAGTTTCAACTAAAATACTTGATTTGTCCTAAAATCAACATAAAAGCACTAGAATAAATAATCTATTATCATACAATATATTGAATGTCCGGTTCTCATAATGTAAAACAAAGTGGGCATAAACCATCGCTGAATACAATTGACGAAAAGCACACTGATATGTTGAAGCAGATTAATACCGTTGATTCCGACATCATTCCCAAGTTAAATGCCGAAAAGGACAAATTAAAGAGCTACATTCGCACATTGCATACGAACCAAATATCAGAATACTTAGACGCCCGAGACAGAATAAATGAAATCCGAACCGAAATCCGTAACCATAAGAAAGAGAGCAAAGATTATATGCTAAACAACGCCAAATATATATTTGACTATTTTGAGCAAAAGCAACAGATATCAAACAAAATGGAAAAGTCCCAGAACATGAGTTCAGTCAACACCTTTTTTAAAATTAAATCTACGAATCCGACATCAGACAATGAAGCCAGCAATAAATACGCCAAATTAAAGAGAAACTGCCAAAAGTATTGGCGAAATGTTACCAACGACCTTACGAATATACAAGACTATAACATTAAAACAGACGTATGTGACGTGTGCAATGTCGGAGAACTCATCCCGCAAGACGAGGAGGGCATTCTCATTTGCAATAATCGGAATTGCGGACGATTCGTTACCTATATTGTAGATAGTTCAAAGCCAAACAACAAAGAGCCACCCAATGAGGTCTCTTACACTGCATATATAAGACTAAACCATTTCAAAGAAATCCTCTCGCAGTTTCAGGCAAAAGAAACGACACAAATTCCGGAAGAAGTATTAGACGCGATCCGGGCGCGCATAACGAAAGAGCGTATTACAGACATGTCGTTGATTAACTACGATAAGATGCGCGATATTTTACGAAAACTGGGGTTAAATAAATACTTTGAACATATTCAGTATATAAATTCTCTTTTTGGAATTAAACCGCCGGTTATGAATGAGGAATTGCACGAAACCTTGTGTGTTCTCTTCATAGAAATACAAAAGCCTTGGGCGGTTCACTGCCCCGCCAACAGAACCAATTTCTTCAATTACACATATACCCTACATCAACTATGTGTGTTGCTGGATCAGACGCAGTATTTGCCATATATACCAATGATGAAAGACCGTGAGAAACAGCTGGAACAAGATATGATTTGGAAAAAGGTATGCCAAGACTTGGACTGGGAGTTTTTCCCATCAGTATAGATTTTGATTATTTCCGCCAAAATCTATATAAACAATTCACGATATTTAGTATAAGTATAGTATACCGAGATGAGCACCCAGACGTTTGTTTACCCAACTGATTTAACTCTTTCGTATACCAATGACGAAGAGTATCGTAAATCTATCCGAAATTTATTTCAAATGAAATCAGATAGTTACCCCGACATTGTTAATTCCGACATTGACGCAGTTAGTCGCGACGAACTAGAATACGATGAAAACTCGGCTTATTCGGCAATGGAGTATGTATTTGAACACACGCGAAACGTGCCGATATTCATCGCGATGTATGAACAAGCCGCGTCATTTATGTTTTCAACCGACATAAATATTGGTATGGCAGTGTTATTTAGTTATGATTACCTTTTGCTCTTTCACAATTGTCTAAGAGAATACTTTGCATCGGTGTCGCGCAACGACGGTCCATTTACGATAGAGAATGAACAATGTAAGTTGCTTCATATTCATCTTTTTAAGAAAAGATAAAGATTTTTTTTTGTATACAGAATGTATATCCTGTATACAACATGTCGTCCACACGCAATAAAAATATGCCGGGCGATTATAACCTAGAACAACATTCCAACAAGGTTGGCTGTAATTATTCTACATATGATAGTTTCGGAAAACCCGCAGAAACGCATTATGCTGGTAACGGACTACTTCCCGGCAGAATTGCTCACACGAACCTTGCATTTAATGCGTGCGACATTGAGTCACAGCTATTTGGCATTGGGTCAACCAATCTGGTTAATCCAAAGAGTGCAGTGAAACCGGATTTAAAGCCGATTCAATCATTGAATGTGATAGACAAATTGCCCATTTTTATTCCCGAACCATTGGTGGTTGAAAAGAACCAGCGTCCGTATTTTATGAACTAGGGCGGTTCTTTGCAGTATGACGGTTATATGCGTGGCGTTTTGCTTTAAACGAAGTATTATGAATGGTGTGTTTGCCAGAGTGGGCATTTAGTTCTTGATGAGTTACCGTGAGTGTATTTGTGGGGGGTTCAGTAACAGATGGATTCGCTGGGTCAGCAATTGCCGGCACGTCTGCGGGCTTAGCATCAGTGAATAATTGTTGCATTAGTTTTGCAAATTCGGAACCGGCGTTACTTGGTGGGAGATTGTCTGGCAATTTGTCACGCGGCTCTAATGTAACAGACATATATTCAGTTAAATGGCTTATAGTGCCATCTGGGTGAATACATAATGGCAAACTGACATTTGCTATTACATATCGGTCTGTCATTTTGATTGTTAAATATAACGGGTTGTTGTATTTAACTATTTTTGGGTGCATTATTATTTACACGCTCAATGCTGATTTTTCATTTGGCGGTAGTTGTGCTACTAATGCATTTGTGCTTGATGCTGGTGATGTTGTTGGCGGTAATGGTAGTTGTGATACTAATTCATCTGTTGTTAGCACTGGCGATCTTGTTGGCGGCAATGGTAGTTGTGCTACTAATGCATCTGTGGTTGATAGCGATGCGGGTTGTTTTTCCGTCAGAACGTTATTAACTACATCTGTTAGCGTGTGAGATGTATAGTCATGTGTAGATGTATTCCAAAACAAATAAGTTGTTTGTTGATGTGCTTCTTTTGACAATTCATTTTTGCCTAGTTTAGTGTCGGTTCTATATCGTCCAATGTATTTCATATTATCATCATCCAATAACTGTTGCATATTTTCTGGCAGTTGTGATTTATCAAATACTTTTTGTGGTTTAGTTTCAGGCGGGTTGAACTGTCCAATAATTGGTTCTAAGTATTTCTGAATTAATGCAATAAATCCAGGGGACTCGCTACATTTGTCACTGGCATTAGTTGGCGTTACTGTTTCTTGTACAGTTGGCGTTACTGTTTCTTGTACAGTTGGAGTTACTGTTTCTTGTACAGTTGGAGTTACTGTTTCTTGTACAGTTGGAGTTACTGTTTCTTGTACAGTTGGCGTTACTGTTTCTTGTACAGTTGGTGTTGCGAACGCTTGTGTGGATGCTAATTTGAGAGCATTTACAATTACATTTGCAAGCGCGCCATGCAATATTGCGTGTGATTTCGTTCCTTGCGCTTGTATTGGTTCTGGTGCGGGTTCTTGTGCTTGTTCTGGCACTGGTTCTTGCGGTTGTTCTGGCGTTGGTTCTTGTGTTCCTTGCGCTTGTTCTGGCGTTGGTTCTTGTGTTCCTTGCGCTTGTTCTGGCGTTGGTTCTTGTATTGGCGGCGTGGTGGATGCTAATTTGAGAGCATTTACAATTACATTTGCGAGTGCGCCCGGTGATATTGTTGTAGTTGCTTGCATTCCTTGTACTTGCACAGGCGTTGTGGTAGGTGCCATTTGAGACGGCAATTCAACTGCGTCGTTTGATTCATCAAGAGCATTTACTATTGTTTCGGCGACCGCAGAATCCGGTACATTGTCAATGTCAATGACCGGTTCCGGTTGCGGTTTGGATGTAACATTAAAAGGTGCAGGCATATCAGCTTCTGCCTCTTCTGCCTCCGTTGGCGGTGCTGGCGGCAGTTTTATTGATGATTGTGCAGCAGACATGAGTGAGTCTAATAGTGCTTTTGCCAGTTTATTTGCATTAGCACTTGCTATTTCTGTTGGCGGGGCAGGCAATATTTCCTGTGCTTGTGCTGTGGGAGGAGCGGTTACAGATTCTGTGGTGGTTGACAATTCATTTTCAGGTTCTTTTAATAGTTCATCAGCACCCGCTATTGCTTCGTCAGCTGCTTTGCTTGCTTCAAACACATCAGCATCTGATGGCACTTCTACATTATCTGGTTCACGCCGCCGTTTTCGGGATACTTCACGCTCAATTCGTTTTTCATTTTTTAAGTTGACATAAGCATCTCGGAATCCGTTTTTTGACAATATTTTGTCAATACGTTGTTGCGTAATTGCGTTTTGCCGTTTGAGAATGTTAGATTTTGTGGGATTAGCTTGAATAGTTTTCCTGTTTTCTTCAATTAGGTCTCTATGCTTCTTAATTGACTCTTGAACATTGGGAGGCAACCGTTTCTCTGCTTCTATTAGGGCGTTTTTCTCAGCCTCCCATATTCCCGCATTAATGCCAGCGAAAAACTTGCCTGCGGCTTCTGGTAATGTCTTTGGAATTGGGTTTATATTAGAATCTAGATTTGCCATTGTTAAATATAATAATTGTAACGGATATAACATAAGTAAACAAATTACTTTAACGAAACTAATTTGTTATGAATGAATTGAATTGTTAGACTATGTCGGCATTCTACAATGCGAACTCCTATGTTTCTAAATATTTGCGCCATTCCAAATTGGTGACGTGTGAATTTATTTTTTGTGGGTTTTATTACGTCCGCGTTTAGTTCGCTTATTACGTGTCTTGGTTTGCGGTTTTCCGGGCATTGCTCGTTTCGTATGACGCTTATTATGAGATGATTTCCTTGATTTCTTTTTGGTTGATTTTCCACCAAGATGTTTAGTAGGCGTATATACCGGGCGAATAATTTTATTTTTCGCCTGATGTTCAACTTCAATCTTATGTCGCAGCGCCAACTCCTCGCGCGTCCGTATATCTGCTGCCTCGGTAGAGACTTTGTAATGGTGGGAATTCTTTCCTGGCGCGTGCTCGGATAACGTTACATTGTCATGGCTGCTAGATGATGCTGCATTTACAGGAGGAATTATATCTGATTTGACCGGGGGGTATGGAGGCTTAACTGCTGGGGTGCTGGATGGGAATAATTTTTCACGCGGTTTTGAAACTATATTGGCTGGGGGTGGCGGCACATCTACTGAGGCGCTAGATGGGAATAATCTTTCACGCGGTTTTGCAAATGCATTAACTGGTGGCGGCATATTTGCTGTGGCGCTAGATGATGCAACTTTACTGGGAGTATTTAGGCGAAGTGCATTACCAACATCTTTTGTGTATTCTGCAATGCCTTCAAGCGTATCATCGCCTCGTTTCGCCGCTAGTAATCGGTCGCGCTCTTCTCTTATATCATCGTATGGTCCTAGAATTTTGTCAATGTCGGCTAATATTATATTTGCTTGACTGTATATTTGTTTTACTTGATCGTTTGAATACTTTCCGTCTATATTCTTGTTTAAAACATCTAACAAATCGGTTAATTTTTTTAATATGCCGTCGTCGTCTTCAAGCCCTAGATTTTTAATACTGTCTGAAATTTGAGGATTTATTAATTCTTTATAAGCAGCAGTTACACTTGTAATATACGATTCCACATTTTTGGGCTTTAATGACGTGGTGTATAAAATAGAG